CACAAAAGGTAGAGCGCTTGGTGAGTTAGGTCATCCAGATGGCCCAACTGTAAACTTAGATCGTGTTTCTCATAAAATTACTTCTCTAAGACAAGAGGGTTCTGATTTTATTGGTCGTGCTAAAATATTAAGCACACCAATGGGTAATATTGCTAAGTCACTTCTTGGTGAGGGAGTCAAGCTAGGAGTTTCATCTCGTGGTGTTGGCTCAGTTGCAATGAACAACGAAGGTGTAAACGTTGTTGGTGAAGATTTTATGTTAGCAACTGCTGCAGATATTGTAGCAGATCCTTCAGCTCCAGATGCATTTGTAGATGGAATCATGGAAGGAAAAAATTGGGTTTGGGATGGTGGCGTTCTTCGTGAACAAGCCGCTGCAAAAACCTACAAACAAATTAACACTCTTTCTAGTAGTAGAGAGTTACAAGAGAAAAAAGTAAAGTTATTTTCAGATTTTCTCAAAAATCTTTAATTTATAACTTTTCTAAATAAGTATAGATTTACACTAATATTAAGTTTTAATTTCGGAGAGCAAAAACGATGTCCGTTGGAAAAGATTTACAAGAAATGGAAGTAGGCACTCAGCAATCCAAAACTGCAGTTAACGCTAACGCACAAGCGGGAATGCCAATGGATACGTCCGTTGCAGGTTCCTACGAAGATCTTGGCGGCCCTACTCCCGAAAATTACAAACCAGATGATGATTCTTCCAAACTAAACACAGATGGAAAACTTAAAACAGTTTCCAATGTTGTTAACAAAGGTGCAAAACCAGCAATGCCTATGGATACATCCGTAAGCGGAAAGAAAATGGAAGAAGTTGAAGCGGAAGGTGAAGTAGTTGCCGAGGAAGAGCAAGTCGCTGAAGAGCAAGCCCCTGAGATAGATATCGAAGAGGACATGACTGCTTTATTCTCTGGTGAAGAACTATCAGAAGAATTCCAAAACAAAGCAAGAACAATTTTTGAAGCTGCAATCAACAATCGTGTTTCTGTGATTGAAGAAGAAATCAAAGAAGCAAATGAGAAAGCAATTGTAGAAGAAATTGATCAAATAAAAACAGCTCTCGTTGAGAGAGTTGATTCATATCTTGAGTACGTCTCTGACGAGTGGCTCAAGGATAATAAATTATCAGTAGAGCATGGGTTGAAGTCAGAGATGACTGAATCATTCCTAGCAGGAATGAAAACCCTCTTTGAAGAACATTATGTATCAATCCCTGAAGATAAATACGATGTCGTCGAGAACATGGTAGATAAACTTGATGAAATGGAGACCAAACTCAATGAGCAAATTGAGAGAAACGTTGGACTAAACAGAAGACTCGCTGAGTCAACTGCAGATGTTATTGTTTCTGAAGTTTCTGAAGGCCTTGCGGCTACTCAGAAAGAAAAGCTCGCATCACTTGCTGAAAGTGTTGAGTTTAAAAGTGAAGAATCATATCGTGAAAAACTGGAGACTCTAAAGGAGTCATACTTTGGACAGAGTGTTCAGAAAGAGACCTCAGAACAAGTACTCAGTGAAGAAGCACAGGCACAGACATACACTGGTGCAATGGCTCATTACATGAGTGTTCTAGATTCGGTCAAAAAGTGAATTTAATATTATATTAAACGCAACTCATTACATAGGTAAAAAGCAAAATGTTCAATTCAGAACAATTGCAGGAGAAGTGGTCGCCACTACTTAATCATAGTGGACTTGATGAAATCAAAGATCCTCATCGTAAAGCAGTAACCGCTGTCCTGTTAGAAAACCAAGAGAGATTCTTAAGAGAAGAGAGAGAATTTCTTTATGAGGGCACACCAGGCCAACTAAATGAAATCACAAACGCAGCTAATGCTGCTGGTGCTTCAGGTGGTTTTAGTGGTGGTGCAACTGCAGGAGGCCCAGTCGCTGGTTTCGATCCTGTATTAATCAGTCTTATCCGTCGTTCAATGCCTAACTTATTGGCATATGATATCTGCGGTGTTCAGCCAATGAATGGCCCAACTGGACTCATCTTCGCAATGAGATCTAGACAAACTTCACAGAGTGGAACAGAAACATTCTTTGATGAAGTTGATTCAACATTCTCTACTCAGGATAAGGGACAAGACCTTACTGGCGGATTTACAG